ACGACAATGGAACGGTTGATGGTGTGCATCCGAATGACAAGGGGCATGTATTCATCTATCAGATGCTCAAACCATTCATTGAATCCTTGTCTCCTAAGAATCCTATGGATGAAATCTAAATGGAGGCTTTAAGTAACTATCGGGCCTGTCCTGCCCGAAGGCTTACGTTCAGCGCGTGGGCGGTTGATGTAGGGCAGGACGGGCTTGATATAGGAGGTGATGCATACGGAAAAAGCTGAGTATATCTGGAAATGGCTTTGGGAGCGCATCGGCAATGATTTTGGCGTTGCTGGGCTGATGGGCAACCTTTGCGCGGAAAGCGGCTTGAACCCTGAGAACCTTCAGAACAGTTATGAGCGGCTGTTGGGAATGTCCGACCGGGAATATACGGAAGCCGTGGACAACGGGACATATTCAGAAGAACAATTCTGCGCGGATCAGGCCGGATACGGCCTTGCCCAATGGACGCATCGCGACCGCAAGCGCGGCCTTTACGCCGCCATGAAAAAAGCGGGGACGAGCATCGGAAACCTTGATATGCAGTTGGGCTATTTGTGGCAGGAGTTGGGACAATACAAGTCCGTCCTCAATGCCCTTTTTAATGTTCAATCCGTCCGGGTTGCATCCGATGCCGTGATGCTCAAATACGAGATACCAGCCGACACCAGCGAAGATAACCGGGCATCCCGCGCCGATCTGGGGCAAATGTATTATGAGCGGTACGCCGTGGGGCCTGAGACAAAAAACGAAAAGGCCGAAGAAATCATCCGGTTGGCTAAAGAGAGGGTGGGGCATTGTCGGTATGTTCTTGGCGCGTTGGGTAACTATGCAAAGGACGGGGTGCAGGAGTTTGATTGCCGTGGCTTCACGTGGTGGCTTTTGCATCATGAGGGCATTGAGATTTCCAAAGTTGGAGCCACAACGCAATACAATACGGCATCCGATTGGGTCGAGCGCGGCCTTACAAAAAATATGCCGAATCTTGTTTGCCCTGTGTTTAAATACCGGGCATCAGATAATAAGATGGCACATACGGGTATGCACATCGGGGACGGCGTTATCATCCATTGTACATCAAACGGCGGCGTTAAATACGGGGATCTTTCAGATACCACATGGACGCATTACGCGATCCCGAAGGGACTATACACCCCGGAAGAGATCGAGGCGGCAAGGAGGCGGGAACCTGTGAGGACACTCAAGACCGGATGCAGCGGGGAAGACGTCCAGGAACTGCAGAAGCAGCTCAACGCCCTGGGCTTCAACTGCGGCACGCCGGACGGCAACTTCGGCACCAGGACAAAGGAGGCCGTCATGGCACTGCAGTCCGCCAACGGCCTGAAGGCCGACGGCATCGTCGGGGAGAGGACCAGGGCCGCCCTGGAAGCCATGCAGGGCGGGGGAAGTAAAGCCGAGGAACCGGCGCCCTCCGTGACGATCACGCTGAGGATCACCGCAGACACCCTGAGGCAGGCCTGCGAATCGGGCGAGTTGATTATCGACGCCCGCAGCGGCAACATCACAAACATCGATTATCAGTGAGGTGATTACAATGCCCGAATGGATCACAAAGTATTGGGTGGAATGGGCCTTCGGCGTCGTGGCCGGGGTGCTGATCTGGCTGTATAAGCGGCTGGCATCACGGATCAAACAGAACCGCGGCGAATACGAAGCGCTCCGGAACGGCATGCGCGCCTTGCTGATGCGGCAGATCGCCGAGGACTGCGAGGAGGCCCGGCGCCAGGGGTTTTGTACGGTGGAGAAGAAGAAGATCATCAACGACATGTACACGAGTTATCACGCCCTCGGCGGAAACGACGTGATCACCCAGATGAAAAACGACATGATGCGGCTGCCGACCGAAAGGCCGGAGGAATGAAAGGAGCGGGAACTATGATCGATTGGAAGAGCAAACTGACGAGCCGGAAGCTGTGGATGGCGATTATCGGGTTCACGACGGGACTGCTGACCTATCTGGGTGTGGGCGTGGAGAAGGCCGAACAGATCGGATCCCTGATCCTGATGGCGGCGTCCATTGCGGCGTACATCATCGGCGAAGGCTGGGCCGACGCGGCGGGGGCGAAAGCCTGGACGGAAGAAGAAAATGATCCGGAAACACACCCTCCCGAAGATGATCCTATGATGGACGATGGAAAATAAACTATACGATTCAACACGATTGCCCCGGCGAAAGCCGGGGATTTTTCTATTTGTGGTTAATATGATTCCATTAAATGGCTTAATGATTTGGTAACTAATTTGGTAGTAGCAAAAAATTATTAACAACAGTAGAAGATTTTTAACAATTTGCCAATTTTGACCATTTGCCATAAAACACCAAATAACGGCCTAAAAATGGCTTATTTGGACATAAAAAGTGCCCGGATCGTACAAATCCGAGCACGCTGGCGGAGAAGCCGGGATTTGAACCCGGGCTGCCTTTAACAGCACTACTCCCTTAGCAGAGACGGTCGAAAACGCGAAAATAAGCCAGTTTAGCGGGGTATTTTGGTAGTGGTTTGGCAGTAAGCAGGGGAGAAGAAAAGCCGCTGAGAAGGGCCTTAAAATGGCTTAGATGCTGTCAACGGCTTTTAGTTTGTCTTCCAGGGGAATGCGGACATAGTTTTTGAGGGTGGTCAGGTAATCGGCGTGGCCGCCGACCTCGGCGATGATGCCGCCCTGGACACCGGCAGCCGTCATGCGGCTGAAAAAGTAGTGGCGGCAGGTGTGCGGGGGAAGGGGACGGAGACCGGCGCGGGAGATGGTGAGGGAATACATGTCGTAGAAGGTGAGCTTCGGGATCTCCATCAGGTATTCCTTGCTGTCCGGGATCAAGGCGCGGAGGACGGGATCGATGCGGGCCGGGATGGGGATCTGGCGGTCGATGCCCGCGTCGGATTTGATGCCGCCGATCATATAGCGCTCATCCAGGTGGATGTTCTCCAGGCGGATGGTGGAGATCTCGCCGAAGCGGAGGCCGCAGTAGCACATGATCAGCAGGTAGCCGGTGAAGGGGTGGGTCTCGTAATCTTTCCAGAGGGCGGCGACCTCATCCTCCGTCCAGACCTCGCGCTTGGCCTTGGGCTGCTCAAACGGGATGTCGACGGAATCCGTCTTGCGGGAGGGGACGATCTCCTTTTCAACGGCGATGTCATAAAGGTGGGACAGGCAGACCTTCATGTCCCGGGCCGGGTAAAAAGAGTTCGTTTTTTTGACGATCTGGGTTTTGATGTCGGAGATGGTGAGGGTGGCGATGCCGCGGTGCTGGAGGTCCTCCCAGCGCTTCCAGGCAAAGCCCATTTTGTCCCTCTGGGAGTCCGAGAGCTTGTCGTATTCGACGGAGTGGGTATATTCATACCAGAGCGTCGCCAGCGGGATGTCCTTCGGCGGGCGGGTTTCTTCCTTCATGCTTCCCAGGGCGAGGAGGGCGTCAGACTTTTTGGCAAAGCATTTGGACTTGGTCTTTTTGCGGACATGGCCCTCGGCGTCCTTGTAAAGTGTGGTGTGGGTCGCGATCCAGGAGCCGTTCGGGAGCTTCCAGACCGTGCCGGTGCCGTTGCCGCGCTTTTTGGGGGTGCGGGAGATCGACTGCTTCGCGCCGCAGAAGTTACAGAAGGCCGAGCCCTCCGGGATCTCTTTTTTACATTTTCGGCAGATCATATTGTCCCTTTCAAAAAATGATAAAAAATGAATCAGCCAGAATTAGCAATACATTATTGATTAAACAGACACTATAAATAATTAAAAATCCGCAACGTTGTCCGGACATCTTGCGTACCATTTCCCGGTGTGGTAGGGTGAGTACGGGAGGGATAAAAAGATGACCTACGAAGAAATGCTTGCCGAGGCCATCCGGCTGATGAAGAAAGTGACAAAAGAAGAAATGGACGGGATTGTTATTCCCGCCCTGCGGTCAGCTGTTGAAGCAGAGAAAGCACAGTGCGCAGGCCCTCAGGGGAAAGCATCCGCAGCATCTCGGCAGCCTCGTTGACCTGCCGGGTGTATTCGTTTTCCGTTTCCCAGCCCATCAGATAAGACGGTGTGCAGTCCAGGACGGAGCACAGCCTGGCAATCGTGTCGCGCTTCAGGTTGACCACCGCGCCGCGCTCGATCTTGCTGATCGCTGATTTCTGGACTCCGAGGCGTTCGCCGAGTTCGGTCTGAGTCATTCCGAGTTCCTGACGGCGCGCTTTGATCCGTTCTCCGGTTGTCATTGTTTGTGCCCCCTTCCGTTCGGTTTCATTCTATCAAAAATAATTTGTGCATACAAGAAAAAATTTCTTGACAAGACATTTTCCGAAGTGTATTATACTTGTGAAGTGTCTGAAACAGACACCATCAATATGAAAGGAGGGCACCGGATGAACAAGGACCTTTTGAGGTCTGTCATCTTCGCGCACGGGGACAACATGGGAAAGCTGGCCGAAGCCATGGGCATGCAGCAGTCAGCGCTTTCAAACCGGGTAAATGGAGTTGTCGAGTTTCGCCAGGGCGAGATCAACTTCATCAAACACCGGTACAACCTGACGCCGGAGCAGACAGAAGATATTTTTTTTGCCGAAGTGGTGTCTAAAAAAGACACCAAGGAAGGGGCCTGACATGACACTTGATGAGCTGCGCGCATCCGACAAGGATTTCCTGACGCCTGCGGACGTGGCGGGTGTGCTGGGGTGCATGGCGTACAGCATCAACCTGCAGTGCAAGGATGACCCGTCGAAGCTGGGTTTCCCGGTGTGCGTGCTGGGGACCAGGGTGAAGATCCCGCGGATCGGGTTCCTGAGGTGGATGGAAGGCAACAACGACAAGGAGGGATAAGGATGTTTTTTGTGGGTGTGTTTGTGGCGATGCTCCTGGCCATTGAGTGGTTTGAGAGCAGGGAAGCCGGATGGGTGGAGCCGGAGCCGCTGGTGAAGCCGTACGGGCCGCGGTGGCCGAAGCTGACGAAGGCGGGATACAAGCCCCCGCGGAGGTGGCCGGATGACGATCGGTGAGCGCGTGGAAGTGATCCTGATGTTCAGCGAAGGATACATGAACTGGGAAATCGCGGAGCGTACGAACTGGCCGATCAGGGACATCAGGGAGACCGTGAGCAAGGCCTGCGGGTATGACGAGCACCTGTACCTGAAGCACTCCGGGACCTACGGGCAGGACAAGACGCCGATGTCCAGGCAGCTGGCGGAACGGATCGTCCGGCGGATATGGGGGTGAGCGGATGCGGATCCCGATGAACAGGCGCGAATACGACGAAGACGGGAACCTGGTTACCGGCATGTGCGACGTCTGCGGCGCCAATGTCACACCCAGGACGCGCTGCTGGGCCATCCAGCTTCCCGGGCAGAGAGACTGGCATCTGATGTGCCTTGAATGCCGGAACGACCTGATGGGCGCCCTGAAGGACGAAGACGCATATGAGGACGACGACACGGTGCGCTGGAGCGGCCCGAGCTTTGAGGCCGACGAGGACACAAGGCAGGAGCTTATCGACCTGCTGGGTGAGAATTATGAACTTTGACCCACAGAAAAAGGCCTCCGGCGGATGAGGACCGGAGACCCGAAGGGGGATAAGGAACAGTGCATGCTCCCAAGGGGGATCATAGCAAAGAAAGGATGAAAAATCAATGGACAACAACGAGATCACGATCAGCCGCACGGAATACATCGAATTGGTGAGCCGGAGCGCCCAGGTGGCTATCATCATGCGGCTTGTGGCCGACGCCGGTGAGGGCCGGTACCTTGACGGCGATACGGTGCGCCTGGTGCTTGGAATGCCCAGCCGGGAACATAAGGAGGCGGAGTAAATGGCAAGGATGATCTGCGTGATGGGCGAAAGCGGCAGCGGGAAGACCACCGCCATGAGGACGCTGGACCCCGGCACCACCTATTACATCGACGTGGACGGCAAGGGCCTTGTGTGGAAGGGCTGGAAGAACCAGTACGGCGCGGGCAAGAAGAATTACACCCGCTCCAGGGACATCCCGGTGATCAGCGCCCTGATCCACAACGTGGCCGAGAAGGCCCCCTCCATCAAGACCGTGGTGATCGACACCCTGAACACGGCCATGGTGGACAAAGAGGTCCGTGGCATGAGTGAAAAAGGGTTCGATAAATGGGTCGATTTGGCCCAGTATGTGTGGAGCATGATCACCGACGCGGCCACCCTGAGGGACGACCTGACCGTGATTGTGGTGATGCACTCGGAGACGGTGCGGGACGAGATGGGCAACGTGTGGACCCATGTGCGGACGAACGGGCGGAAGCTGGAAAAGCTGGTGCTGGAAAGCCTGTTCAACGTGGTGCTGCTGGCCAAGCGGTCGGACGCCGGGGAATATGTGTTTGAAACGGTCAGCAACCATTCGACCGCCAAGGCCCCCATGGGCGCCCTCGCCCAGGAAGAACCCAACGACATGGGCCTGATCCTGAAGAAACTGGAGGAATACTGATGCGTGAAGATTGTGTGATGTGGTACAGCCGCGGGACGGCGGTGGTCGGGGTGTATTTCCCGGAAGACAAAGTGTGCTGCCGTTACTGCCGGTTTTTGAGGAGCGACGCCGGGGGCGCGCGGTACAAGTGCGGCCTGACCGACGAGATCCTGGTGAAGCTGGAATGGAAGGGCCAGGAGTGCCCGGTAAACGACATTGTGGAAGAGAAGGAGGACAAACAATGAAACCCTACACCAACGATTTCCAAGCCAAGGAAATGGGCCAGAAGGTGCCTTATCCCCCCGCCGGGGCGTATGTCGGGAAGATCCTGAATATCCGTCTGGAGAACGGGACCAACAACGACCAGGTGATCACCCTGCAGATCGACATCACCGAGGGCGAATATGCCGGGCATTACCGGAAGATGTACGACCACGACAAGGCCGCCGGATTCAGGAACCTGCGCTTCAAAGGCCAGTACCGGCTGACCGCCCCGGGGCAGGAGAATCCGTATTTCGACAGCCGGGACAGGGCCTTCCGCTCCGACATCTGGGCGGTGGAGCAGAGCAACCCGGGCTACACATGGAACTGGGACGAGCAGACACTGATCGGCCGGGTGGTCGGCTTCGTGGTGCGGGACGCCGAATTCATGAACGACCGCGGTGAGCTGAACGAGTACACCGAAATCGGATGCCTGACCAGCGCCGACAAAGTGCGGAAGGGTACCGCCCCGAAGCTGAAAAAGCGCGAGGCGAAGCCCAGGAAGGAACAGCCCGGCGGCGGTTATGTGGAAGTGAAGGACGAGGAGCTGCCGTTCTGACGGCGGGAGGGGGATAAACATGGATGACGAGATGATCCGCGTGGTGATCAAGCGGCCCGGCGAAAAGCCGGTGTCCGCGGTGATGGACAACACACTGACGGCCTTCCAGAAGGCCGTGGAGGGCTACATCGAGACGGTGAGCCTCGGGGACGGGATGGTCATCGTCTGCAACGAGGAGGGCCGCGTGAAGGGCCTGGCGCCCAATATCCCGGGGTTCGTCGGGACGTTGGTGTTCGTCGGGTTCGACGGCGAGGACGGCTTCAGGACGCTGTCGACGTTTGAGATCGACACCCTGATGGACATGCTGGGAGGCTATGACGATGAGGACGATTGACGCCGACGCGCTGAAGCGCGAACTGGGGATGGCCAGGACCTGCGCCGGGTGCGTGTATGATCCGGCTGACTGCAGGTGGGACCGTCAGCTGTCCAGAGAGTATGTGTGCTCCACCATCGACGAGATCCCGACCATCGGCATGGGCTGGATCAATGTGAAGACGAAGCTGCCGGAGCCGGACCAGACCGTGCTGGCCATCAAGAAGCTGAAGAACGGCCGCCTGGAATACGCCCTGGCCCGGTGCATCCCGGACTGGGAGTCGAAGGATTACCAGACCGGAGAGGTCACCCGGCGGCCTTACTGGGTGTGCGGCGGGAACAATAACGTGATCTGGTGGACGCCGCTGCCGGAGGTGCCGGATGATCCTGTGTGACACGCGCCAGCAGCCGGGGAAGCACCAGAACATCGACAAGTATTTCGACCGCGCCGGGATCCCGACCGCACGGCAGGCGCTGTATGTGGGGGACTACATCATCGCCAACGACGGCAGCCGGGCCGTGGACACCAAGCAGGACGTGATGGAGCTGCTGATGGACATGCACGGAGATCACGACCGGTTCCGGCGGGAATGCGAACGGGCGAAAGACGCGGGGATCCAGCTGCTCGTCCTGGTGGAGGAAGTCCTGCCCGAAGGGGGCCTGGCCGCCTGGCGTCCCCCCCTGGGGCGGGACGGACAGCCCAGGACGCGATCAGATCCGGAGCGGCTGAGGAAGGCGCTGATCACCATGACGGCCAAGTACGGTGTCCGTTTTCGGTTCTGCGATGCCAGGAGCACCGGGCGGCTGATCGTGGAGTATCTGACGGAAGGGGTGATGCCGAAGTGATTCCCGGCTTCATGCTTTACATGGAAGACCTGATGGCGTACACGGACCAAATGAGCGCCGAGGAAATGGGGCTGGTGATGTTCGCCCTGGTCCACTACATTGCGACCGGTGAGGAACCGGAAGATCTGGGCGCGCTTCCGCTGACCTGTTACCGCATACTCAGGAACAATATCTCCCGGGGGTATGCGAGATACCAGAAGAAAGCCGAGGCGGGAGCCAGGGGAGGACGCGCAAGCAAAAATAATTCTGCTTCAAGCAAAGATGAAAGTGCTTTAAGCAAAAACGAAAGTGCTTCAAGCAAAGATGATTCTGCTCTGGTAACCCTATCTCTATCCCCATCCCAAAACGTATCCCTATCCCCATCCCAAGTTGTATCCCTACCGCCCACGCGGGACGAGGTGCGGGAGTACGCGAAAACAAAAACCACGACGGCAGACCCGGATCGGTTTTTCGATTACTACGAGGGACGGGGCTGGGAGCTGAGGCCGGGGGTCCCGGTGAAGAACTGGAAATCGGTGTTCAACATCTGGGTGCAGAACGAGGGAGAGAAAAGCCAGAAGAAGAAGACCGTCACCGCCCAGCAGTTCCCGCAGCGAAGCTATTCTGACAGCGACATGAGCAGCTTTTATACCGACCTGTCCGCATACGCGCGGCCAGAGGAGGAATGAACGACCGTGGGTCGACACGGCAGTGCGGCATGTTTCCTGACTCGTGGGGCACATCGGCGGCAACTCTGTGCAAAGGGACGCGGATGCACGGGCAATCACACTTCCGTCACAAAGAGGTGGAGAACAGGCACCGGCCGCACACGGGAGCAGGGGCGTGGGAAAGAAGCCTCCGGATGTGATAAAGGCACCGGACTGCGGACAGAATCCGCCCCCTCCCGGAAAGGAGGCCCACAAGACATAGAACGGGGGATATGACATGAGCACAGGCAGGGAACAGTTCATTAAATGCTTCGGGGCCGTATGTCAGTGGAATAACTACTGGGAACGGTGGAACGACATGCTGCATCTATTTGCCATCGAGATTGCAAACGCGGTGGACACGGTGCATCGGGACCTGAGGAACGCGGAGTACGGACGCATCGCGGCCAAGTATAAGCGCGAAGAGTATGGACGCTTCGCGGATCTGTTCGCGATTATGACAGACACACTGGAGCGCGAGCCCTTCCAGGACTTCCTCGGGGACATGTATATGCGTCTTGACATGGGCAGCAAGGCTCACGGGCAGTGCTTCACTCCGTTCAACGTATGCCGCATGGTGGCAAACCTTGCGATGGACGAAAGCGTTATCAGAAGCCGCCTGGAAGAGAAGGGATGGATCAGCGTTAACGACTGCGCCTGCGGCGCCGGAGCGCTCCTGATAGCCGGGGCCGAACGGCTGCATGAGATGGGCGTGAATTTCCAGGAGAAGGCGTATTTCGTTGCCGGAGACATCGACACAACGGTGGGCCTGATGTGCTATATCCAGCTGTCGATGCTCGGGTGCGCTGGACGGGTAAGGATCGGGGACACGCTGACGGACCCGGACACAGGAGATCAGCTGCTGGGCGACGGGAAGCCGACCACATGGTACACGCCGATGCTGTTCATGAGCGAGATATGGCAGGGGCGGGTGACTGCCAGGTATATGGATCTTGCGATATCCGGGTTCAGGAAAAAACGGAAGGAGGGTGAGCCGCGTGGAGACGGATATGAACAGCTCAGCATCCTGTGACGGACGGTCGGAGCTGGCCGACAGGATCGCGCAGCTGATCGGGGCGGCGGACGCAAAGCCGCTGATCCTGGGCGCGATGGCGGATTATGAGATTACACGGAAGGAGACCGGGCTGATCGTATACGACGGCGGCCTGACGAAGAACCTGATTGAGCGCTTCATCGTGGCGAAAAAGGTGGCCGGGTGCACGGACAGGACCTGCAAACTGTATTACGCCAACCTGACGCGCACCTTCGCCCAGATCGGTAAAGACCCGATACGGTTTACGCACACTGACTTCCAGGCTGTGATCGCGACGCTGATCGTGAAAAACACGAGCAAAGCCTACCAGCAGAACATCATGCGGACGTTCTCCAGTTTTTATGCCTGGATGACGAAGGAAGAGATCATCAGCAAGAATCCCATGCTGAAGATCGACACTATCAAATCCAGGGCGAAACACAAGGAAGCTTTTTCCGACATGGACGTGGAAAAGATCCGCATGGCCTGCGTAACGAAGCGTGAAAGCGCGCTGGTCGAGCTGCTGCTGAGCACGGGCCTGAGGATATTTGAAGCGGCGAAGCTGACCCGCGAGGACGTGGAGCAGGAGCGGATCAAGGTACTGGGCAAGGGCGAAAAGGAGCGGTTCGTGTACATGACCGCGAGGGCACAGTTGGCCATGCGGACATACCTGGACCAGAGGAAGGACAAAAACCCGTATGTTTTCCCGGCAAGCATCATGGTCGGCACGAATCCGGCGAACGGAAATCTGGGGAATGTGCTGCACTGTTCGAAAAACAAGCGCGAATGGTACTTTGACCCGAAGCTGGTGAGTGCCGATTCTCACAGCGATAACAGTACGCTGGAGGCCATTATCCGGAGCATCGGAAAGCGCGCCGGTGTGAAGAATTGTCACCCGCACCGGTTCCGCAGGACCTGCGCTACGATGGCCCTGAGGCGAGGCATGGATGTAACCCTGGTGCAAAAGATGCTTGGGCATGACAGCCTGGCTACCACACAGATGTACTTGGATTTAGGAAACGAAGACCTGCAGACAGCACACAAAAAATATGTGATTTGACGGGGGATAGCATGGCGAAAAAGAAGATTAAACTCTCCGAGCGGGTGATCCTGCCGGAGAAGTACAAGCTGGACGGCACGCAATGGCTGCGCGACCTGCCGGAGCACATCAAGATACAGCGCAGGGCCGAGAACGCAGCCAGGGCGCGGACCAAGGAGGAACTGGAGAAGGAACCGGAACCCGGTTATGGCCTGGATGGGTACCCGCTGCAGGGGAGCGCCGGGCCGCGGTACGTGAAAAGGAGGAAAGACAATGGCAAAGTTTAAGGGGCAGGCACCGCGGCTATACATCCTGCACGAACTGAGGGAGGCCATGCCATGGGATGGATGACCGTCGGCGAGTATTTCAGGGCGAAAGGCGCCGATTTCCCGGTGGAATCCTTCAAGATAGTGCTTCGGAAGCTGAAGCCGGAGCACATGCCGGGATCGCGGCCCTGGAAGTACCATCTGGAAGACCTGGAAGCAGCGTATAAGGCGATGTGCGAAAAAAGCGCGTACATGCGCCGGAAGTTGATGAGGTGACCCCATGAAGTGCGCGAAATGCGGGAAGAAATTCCTGAAGACTTCCCTCGGATGGGGCTACGCGTACGGAGGGAAGTATGCCTGCAGTTACAAATGCATGAGAGAGATGGAAAAGGAGGATACCAACGTGACGGAAGACGAGAAAAAGAAGGCGACGGAACTGAGCGCGCAGGGCGTCGACAACGCCCAGATCGCGGAGGAACTGAACGTGAGCAGGCAGGCCGTGGGGGCCTATCTGGGCAGGAAGGGCAGAAGGCCGGAGGCCGAAATCGAGACCGTGCCTGAAACCGTGAAGGCCGCGCCTGAAGGGCCGAAAACCGACACCGACGAACTGGCGCAGATGGTGATCGCGCTGATGACCGACATGGTGGAGATCCTGAAGAGGATCGTGTAAGCGTACAAGGGGCGGGGCGGCACTCCTTGGGAGGCTGTGGTTTAAAAAGACATGCCGTTTGGCATTGACGGCTGTCCCTCCTTCGCCACGCTGTCCGTCACGGTACGCAGAGCCGCAAATGATGGACTGCCGTCCCCGCCCATAAATCAAGAAGGGAGAAAAAGTATGAGCAATGGAAGGTCGATGCCGTTCAGTAACGGCACGGAGTATGAAGTATTCCTGTATAACTTCTGTGAGCGGTGCAGGAACAATAAATTGAGGGAGGACGGTTTTCCTGAGTTTCCGGAAAAAGGTGGGTGTCCGATCCGTGACGCAATGGAAAACGCAAGGTTTGATATTAAGCAATTTCCGAATGAATGGTTAAGGGAACTGCGGGACGCAACAGACAATCATGTTATCGCATGGCATTACTGCATCAGGTTTACAAACCCTGATTGGGATGTAATGGAGCTGTATTTCACAATGATGAAGAATGCGCTGATAAAGCGGGAGGGGAACGATGTACAAGCCGAAGCTTAAATTGCGTGATGTGCTTGAGGTGTTGTTGGGAAGTAGTGAACCGTTGCCGGATAAATGGAAAAAGGGATTTGAGGATATTCGGTCAGACAGCAGTTATATGGTTCGGCTGTGTTTCATGTGCGAAGAAGAAACGTGGGTCCGAACATATCCGGCGCATCCGTTGCTGATTCCGTGGTATGACTGCATGGTGACAGCGATATCGCCGGAAGGTGAAGATGAACTTGCCATCTGGCTGGATTATGTGCCGTTTGTAAATAATTTAATTGGGAAGGGGTCGGAAGATGGAACAAACGGGATGGTCGAAATCTCCAAGAGCAATTCAGATGCTTCTGCGGTTGAAGGAATACGCGATAGCGAACAAGGATAACAAAATCTGGACGGATGCGGCACAGGTCGGACCGTTTGGAATGGCAAGACTGATTGACGCACTTGTCGATGACTATAACCGAACCAAGACAATGCTCGCTGAAATCGAAAACGAACGCCGGATTTATCGTGACGAGTGTAAAGCGTGGGAGGAACTGGGGTTTGATGATTCTCCGGCTGTTATGGACGAAGCGCGGTGGGCAGAATTGAAAGTTCTTGCCGAAAAGTGGAGGAAGGAGGATGAGGATGCGGCTGAATGATTGCGTCTGCGGTTCCCACGACATCGCCCGTGTTCGCGTCCTTCGCCGGGGCTGGGACATACTCCCGGCCCGGTGGTGGTGCGAGTGCTGGGTCTGCGGACGGCGTGGGCCGATGCGATGGACACGGATCAGGGCAGAGAAAGCATGGAACGGGAGGGACAAGGAAGCATGATAGTCTTTGAATTAACAATGCCGCATTGTGGCTCGTGGAATGGGAAGTGGACGGGTGCGGACAGACTGTATGTCAGGACTAAACGGGAGTGTGATGTCCCGAAGGAATATTGGGGTAAATCCTTTGAATATCGTTGGGATGACGGATGGTGTGCGTGTGTATCAGTGACAAGGATGGGAGCGAATGACGCACGGAAGTTGGAACGTAGATCGGATGGCTTTGCCGGATATGATTGGATGATTAGGAGCATATGCCGAAAAGGTTTTATCGAACCAGAAGGAGGACGGTGATGCTTGATTATCAGGACATCTTCGGGCAAAGGCTCCAGTACGCCATGAAAAAGCGCGGGGTGACGGTGAAGGAACTGAGCCAAAAATCCGGGGTAGGGCTGAAGAGCATATACGGTTACACAAATGGGGACAAGGGACCGAGTTTGGTCAAGCTGGTGGCGATTGGCAAGGCCCTGCACGTCAGCTTGGATTGGCTGTGCGGGATGCGCGTGAAGGAGGACGAAAATGCCTGACAGGGAGAAAGTGATAAAGGGGCTGTATTTGTGTGAGTGGACAAGCGCAGGAAGATATGATGGGTATGAACCGGATTATGAATCGTGTTTTAAATGCCCGTATAGGGGGGATGATTTAGAGCCGGATGTATGTTGTGCGGATTTGATGAGGGATGCGCTGGAACTGCTGAAAGCGCAGGAACCGCGAGTGCTGACATTCGATGAACTGATGGGCCTGCCACACGGCAAAGAGGATAATGTGCCTGTCGTGAGTGAGGTCAAATATCCTGTTGGTGCATGGGACAAAGGAACGATATGTAAGTGGCGCGGGGCTGAGTTTTTGCAGGAAATGGTGCAGGATCATCATTGGTATAACCGCGATCACTATGGGAAGATCTGGCGGGTGTGGACGGCCCTTCCGAGCATAGAACAGCGAAAGGCGGTGAAGTGGGAATGACTTGGAGAATCACGCGACAGGATCACACGCCGGACGGGCAGGAAATCGAAGTGTTGGTGGCATACACCGATGACCAGGCAGAGGTCGGATGCATCATCGACGAAGACCGCCACAAGATCGACTGGGACGCGGAGTATTTCGTTCATAGTGAGGCATAACATGAGGAACTATCAGCCGGATTACACAGATTTCGGGATCAGCCGGGACAGATACCGTGAGCTGCTCGCCTTCTGCCGCCAGTACCAGGAATGGAAGGCAGAGGCGGGAAGCCTGCTGGGTGTGGGCGCTCAACGGTATTCCAGCATGCCGCACGGGACCGACGTGAGTGATCCGGTGTTCCGTGTGGTCCTCAGGCGAGAAAACCTGCTGGCCAAGATCCAGCTTGTCGAGGATGTGGCACAGGCCGTAGATAACGGACGATGGCGGGCCGCTCTGATCCAGAACATATGCATGGGCAAGGCGCTGAGGTTCATCGACCCGGCGATCCTGCCAACCAGCAGGCGGAACGCGTTCTATCAACAGCGGCGCGCATTCTTCGATCTGCTCAACAGACGCCTGGCTGAAATTAGATACACACGGGGCGATACTTCCGCGTTATAATCCTAATGTGGAATCCGGCAACCAAGGCCGGGTTCCTTTTTGTGGGCGGTGAGATTGTGGGCACAGATCGCAATGCGTGGGCAAGGCCATTCTACATGTCTTATGCCTGGATCAACTGTAGGCGCGATTACGCCAGGAGCGTCGGCGGATTGTGTGAGCGCTGCCTGGCCCGCGGGCTTTACGTCCCCGGCGACGAAGTACACCACAAGATCAGGCTGACACCGACAAACGTCAACGATCCATCGGTCGCACTCAACTGGGACAACCTTGAACTGTTATGCAAGGATTGCCACATGGCGGAACACAAAGCAAACAGACGCAGATGGAAGATAGAAGAGGGAGGAGAGCTGACCATCCTCGACAGATGATCCCCCCCTACCAAATTTAGGGATAGCCAGCGGGACAGCTCGGCATGTCCCTC